CTTCTAGAACAATTCCTAGTGGTACTACGGTTGAAATCCCAATTACTGGTACTGTAGATTTGCTGCCCGCATGGGACGCAGGTGTAGAGTTAGTCGGTGGTTCGGCATCCAAGACTTCAACATTCCAACTCATTCTCGACAAGCGACCAATGGCCGCTCACTTCGAAATTGACAATGTTGATATGATGCTGACTCAGTGGGAATTCCGTAACGAACTGGCACGACAGGCTGCTTTAACTCTTGCTAACACGAGAGATAAGCAGTTGTATTCGTATTTGGTTCGTGCCGCCGCATCTTCACAGATTACAAATGATCCTCGTCCAAGCTTGAACTTGGACGATGCTCTGTATGGTAGTGATAGTACTGACACTCTTAAGCTCAAGGATTGGGGTGCTTCGGGTGCTGATGCGGATGACAGAGCAACTGGTGCTCTGTCGGCACTTGAGAAGGTTGAGAAGTACATTGTCTTCCTTCAGGAAAATAATATTCCATATGATAGACTGTATATGGCTGTAAGCCCTCAGTGTTTCATGGATATTCGTGCTCTTGGTGTTGCTCGTGCGTCGGCTGACCTTGGTATTGGTTCTTCCAATACTGCAAGTCGTCCAATGTTCAGTGGTAATGATTCTTACAGTCTTGGTGCTGGTTTAGCTGAGTCATATGGTCAACTTGTTGACTCACTTGAATATATGGGTTGTACTATCATTAAGACGAACCACGGTTCGGATCAGCTGAGAGATACTTCCGGTGGTACGACTCTTGGCGAAGCTAAGTATAATCTTGACTTCGGTATTGATGATGCTGGTGATGATACTACCGCAGCCATCAACGGTGTTCGTGCCGTCATGTTTACCCCTGAGGCTGTCGGAGCAATCCGATTGCAGGGTCTTAAAGTAGATACGGTGGATGATATCCGTCGTAATACGACCTTTACCGTTGCATCAATGATGCAGGGTACTGGCGTTCTTCGTCCAGAGTGTGCAGCAATGATCTACACACAGGACGGATCCGCAAGTGGTATTGATAACCGGGTACAGATGCGTGAAGCAGCTTACCTTGATGTTGATGCTGATGGTTACACGCAAGCTAGCTAATAATTAGTGTAACTTTATAGTTACGTTATTCATATGCGTCCCCTGCTGCCCCTCGTTGGGTAGCAGGGGATTTTTTTAAAAAGGAGGATTCTCATGGGAAGTATAGCTAAACTAGATGCAGTTAATCATATGTTATTAATGGCGGGAGAATCCTTAGTTTCTGATATTAATGAAAACAGTGGGCTTGATACAGAGACAGCCTTGTTTTGTTTAGATCAGTTTATTAGAGACTTCCAAATGAGGGGAATAGCAAACAATAGGTATATAAAGAAGGTTGTTCAGGCTGCTAAGGGAACAATTGAGTTACCTACATCCCCCTATGATACCTTATCGGCAGAACTTATCTCAAACCACACTACTGATGATGGATATAATATTATTGGTATTGCAAAAGGAACAACAGATAAGTATCTGTGGAATGTAACAGACCAATCTGATCAATGGAAAGCCGCTACTTACCATATTGAAATCATTCAGAAGGTTCATTGGGAAGACATGGATACACCTGTACAAAGGGCAATCCTTTCCTCTGCTGCTAGGCAATATCAAATGGTTACTCAAGGTGATGCTGATGCTGACAATTATCTTGCTGGTATTGAGGGAGTATATATGTCAAGGGGTAAGGCTGCTGACTTAGATGATAGGAGGAGGACAGTATTTACGTCTTCTTCATCAAAACTTAGAGAAGCTAGGAATAGAAGCGGTATTTATAATGACGCAACCTTACTAAGATACTGGAGAACCACTAACCCCGGAGGTTAATCATGGCTAAGAGAGGTCTTAAGAGTAATGTAAGGTCTTACTTTCCTGTTAAGATACCAATTAATACTCTTTCTGGCGGTGTTGGGAGACAGGCTCCTACTAAACGGTTACCCTCTGAGGCTGAAGAATTAGATAATATCTTTTGTACAACCGAAAGATCTATTGATAAACGAAACGGATTCTATCCTTTAGAGGGGGTAGGAGAGGATCTTGGAATTTTAGATGTTGAGGGTTTGTGGTGGTACTGGTTCTTAGCTGGACGAGATCAACAATTCCTTATCGCTCTAGATTTTGAGGCTGGTGGAGATGATAAACTGCTTTATGTCTACAAGGTTGAGGATGACGGAGAAATTATTGAGCAGGTTGTAGATGATGATATTGATCCTGATATCTTAGGGTATTTAACTTTTGGATCGGGTACTGCTAAAGATACTCTTAGAGCTACCTCAGTTGGATCTTCTATTCTTGTGCTCAATACTACAGTTAAGGCAGGCTTTACATCAGATGGTGTTGATGAACGGCTATTTGGTTTAGATGGTATTAAGATGGCGGAGGGGTCTGAAAATTCAGTAGATGTTAAGGGACGAAAGATAAAATACCAAACTTCTATTACTGTTGATCCAGAGGGTGAGGGTGAGTATTGGGTTAAAGGAACAGATTATGTTTGGAATCAGAGGGTTATAGATGGTGGTGTCAGCGATGATGCGCCACAGTATCCAATTTATACAGTTGTGTCTACTTTAGATGATACCGAGCTTCCCGGTCCAACTAATCAAGATTATACCGGTCGCCCGTCAAACGACACTGATGCCCGCCATTATACTGATACTGGAACCCTATCCAAATATATTCCTGTCGAAGATTATATATATCCTGACGGAACCAAGCTATACAACGGACAATCTGTTAGTAGATTCTCAGATCTTAAATGGCCTCCGGATACTAGTGATGTTAATGCACATAGTGGAGATGCGGATACACGAGAAACTATTGCTGCTTTGTATCCTGATTCAGGAAACTCTAGTGGTTATGGAAAGATATATTATCTATCTCAGAATTATCTGTCGAGTACGCCCGGATGGTATCGTGTTATCCAGAATGACGATACACCTTACATAGAAAAGGTTAGAACTCCAGATGAAATGTCTGTGCTTGACCAGAATCGTATGCCTATGCAAATCTATTTGGATGAGGCTAATAATCAATGGTCGATTCGTAAGGTAAATTGGGATCACAGAACCTCCGGTACTACAAACAGTAATCCGGGTCCGTCTTTCTTTAAGGATAATGATAAAAAGGCTAAACAGGTAGAGATTAAGGCTTTATCTTTCTATAGAGATAGGTTATTTATATCTTCTTCTGATGCGTTAGCTTCTTCTAGATTAGGAAACTTTGATAATTTCTTTATTGATGACCCAGCTAATATTACTTTTAAAGATCCCCTTGATTTAAAGGTATCTTCTAATGTGTATACTCCGATTACTTTCTTACAGCCATTCAAAGACTTCTTGTTCCTTGGAACTTCTGGAGATACTCAATATGAGTTAATGGGATCCGAGAATCAGATCTCTCCCTTAACTGCTGAGATTTCTCCCACATCATTCTTCCCTATGACAGAAGATATTGAGCCAATTGTAATGAATAATAACCTATTCTTCTTCTCTAAGAATAGATTGTTTATTTATTTCCCATCGTTTGAGGCAACTGGACAGCAAGCTTTCGAGCTTTCTAGACATGTCCCAGAGTATCTTCCAGACAACTACTGGTCTGCTGCTGTATCAACTTCTCATAATATGGTTTTTGTTGTTGCGGGTTCTAGCCCATCTAATAAGATTTTCTGTTATAGAAACCAAACTGTCGGTGATCAGATTGTCCAGAATGCATTCTTTACTTTTACTTTATCCGAAGGTATAGAGGTTTTATCTTTGACAGCTATTGGTGATTTTCTTTATGCTGTAGTTAAACAACAGAATTCACAAATGGGAATCAGTGTTTCTGTTCAACGGCTATCATTACTACCCGAAGAAGGAAGTATTCCTAGATTAGATAATAGACGTATAGTAACACCATATGATCTATCTTATGATGGATCTACTAATGAAACTTCTTTTAAAGTGTCGCTTTCTTATGTTGACCTTAATCAGTTTGTGTGTACTACTGGTGATTATAGTGGATCTGTAGTTGATGTATCGGTTGATACCGGCCAGTCTTCTGAAGAAGAATCCCATTTAATTGCTTCTGGTAATTTTATAGGACTAGAAACGGGTTATATTGGTACTAAATATACTTCTACCGTAACCCTTTCGGATCAGTTTATTAGAGACGCTGAAAATAATATTGTTCCGGGTGCTCTTAACCTAAGATATGGTGTTGTAAGGCATCATAAGACTGGGCCATATAGTGTAAGTATAGCGAGAAAGAAAAGAACAGCGAAGACATACAGATTTTTTCATGAGGTGGTAGATTCAACCGAATCATTACTAGGTGATGATTTCTTTGAGGAAGACGGGGTTTTTAAGTTCCCTTTAATGGGTTTTGCTAATGATTTAGTAATTAGTATTTCCTCAGATTATCCAAATCCAATGAACTTAACTAATATTGAACTAACAGGTAAGTTCAAGCAAATACCACACTTCTTAACAACATAGGAGAATAAACCGTGGCCTATGATAATAATTCAGACAAGGTAGTATACATCAAGAAAACAGGAACAGAGGTTATTAATGCGGGTTATGAGATTGATGTCTCTACTTTGATTGATAGTACTACACAATTAAGCAGCACTCTTACAGACCCAGACGAGTTAGTAGTAGTACGAAAATTTGATCATAGCACTATTGATGAAACGCCCGGAACATACGATCACTCGGCATCTCCTATTACATCAGACGAAGCGTGGTCGGCGTGGACTCTACCTAGTGTTAACGATAGTGGAAGTACTATGTATACTTTAACAGGTACTATCTTAAGTCTATCTACAACAGCAGCAGACTATACTTGGACTACGGTTCAGAGTGGACGAGCATCTGATATTATTCTACCCTCTGTTGTGGCTGCTGATACTATCTATGTTCTACGTAAGACATATGCCCTTACAAAGTTGGTGAGTTGGACGGCTGGTTCTAAGATTACAAGTACTAATCTTAACCTCTCTGATGACCAACTTTTGTTCTTGTCTCAAGAGTTGATGTCTCTTTGGCATAACATTCACTCACTTAACCCCGCTGTTGGTCAACCCGATGGTATCTGTCCTCTTGATTCTAGTGGTGTTATTGCGGCTGGTTACGTTAATATAGATAATTTGTCTCTGGGATCAGAGAATGGTGTTCAAGGTGATGGTAGTGCCGACAGTAAGTTTAGTATTCTTCTTCAGGCAAACTCAGGTTTAGCCGTAGAAGCCACAGGTATTAAAGCTGATACTGTAGATAATGTCACTACAACTGATTCATATAGACCCTTGTCGGCTACTCAGGGTAAAAGTCTTCAACAGCAAATTACTTCTTTAGGTACAGGTGTTGTATTTAAGGGAGCTGGTGATATGGTTGGCAGTGCTGGAGAGACGTTCTATAATTCTATCTATACCGATGTCGGAGCTACACCTTCTGCTGGGGACACAGTTACCCATTCTGGAAGCGGAACCGCGGCTCATAGTACTTGGGGTGGTATTACTGTTGCTCAGTATAATCTGGTTAGATATAGTGGGTCTGCGTGGCAAGTAGTAAGCTCTTCTGCGCCTCTTGAACAAGATGGCAGCACTCCTCTATTGTCCAACTGGGGAGCCGGGGCTTATCAAATAACTACAGCAAGTGCTGCAACTCCCTCTGCTGGTGATGACTCATACATCTTAGCAACAACTAAGTTTGTTCAACAGGAGTTATCTGGTACTAAACTTTCAGAGCTCGGTGATGTTAATGTTAATGTAGATGACGATACCTCAGCACCCGCTGGACAGATGATTTACTGGGATGGTGATTCATGGGAGAAGGTAGAGCGGAACATAACAGATGCCTTGTCGACTGATAAGATTCTATCTACAGGAGACAGTGTTCAAGATCTTGATGATGTAGCTACTACCTCTCCTACTGAGGGTCAATATTTATCTTTTACCGCTAGCACAAGTAAGTGGACTCCTGCCTCACTTCCGTCTGCTTTAGATCCTCTTGTAGCTCTATGTGGGGGGGACGATCCTAATGGTGATGCTGACAACTCCGCCGATATACAGACTGCACTAAATCAAGCTGCACTTGGCTACTATAGAACAGCTGCTGGTGTAACTAAAGCTACGACCGCTACACTAAGCATACTTGACTTCAGATCAAGAACCCACCAAATTGGAGATGGTACTGATAACGGCACACAGATAACTCTTCCCGGTAAGCGGGATATTACGGTTAGAAACGGAACTCTTGAGTTTAATGATAATACGTCATCAAACTATAGAGTAATACGGATGGATGCTGCTGGAACTACCCAATCAACCACGTTATCAACAATTGCTATTAAAGGCGATACACGTATACATGTAGCAGACGAAACTAATTTCGTTGCTGGGGATATGATTGAGATTGAAGCTCCGGTTACTGGGGATAATGCAATAGATCATCAGGTATGGGATCGTAGTGGGGTAGATGACGAAGTATATGCGATTCAGCTAGTTGTTATTTCTCGGGTCGATGCTGCCAATAATATGATTTATCTAGAAGAACCACTTAATCATACATATGCATCTGGTACATCCGCTGCTACTACTGTAAAGAAGTATACCCATACGGACACAACAGATACAGGCCAAGCTGTAAACTGGCTGTGGGATAACATGACGTTTAATCACGAACTTTCTAGTGAGATGGTTTGTGAAGAAAACGCAATCTATATGACCGGAAATGGTTCCGAGTCTACAGACAACACTGTTAAGGTGACTGTCCCGACTGGTCATGGTGTGGGCGTGGGAGCTACGATGCTACTGATTGATCATGATATTCCTGCGGCAGACTTAGAGGACCCTGACGATTTTCTTGATGTAGATCACACAGTAACAGTCGCTACTAGTACTGAACTTAGTTGTGAGATGGATACTGGTAGCGAGTGGTTAGGGTCTGATGGTAACTCTGGTGGGGCATATGGTCGTGTTGTAGCTTTTAATGATAACCTCTTTAGGCTAGAGCATGCAAGAGACTTTACATTTAGAAACTGTACCTTTAATGGGTTCAGGGGTAATGTCTTTGAGTTATACCGATGTAAGAATATTCGGTTTGAGAACTGCACCTTTAATAAGTGCCGTTGGGGTAGTGGGAAAAATCATGGAGCTGGTATTAGGGTGGAAGAGTGTGATGGTGTTCATGTAAAGGATTGCTCATTTAATGATTGTTCTTGGGGAGTTGTATGTCCCACTTCTACTTATACTTCTAGGGAAATCCATATAGATAACTCCAAATTTCATTGCCTTTCTGCTGTTTATCTTAGATCGGGGATTACAGGAAACAATTCTATTACTAGCTGTGATATAAAAACCCTACCTTGGAACGAAGAAAGATCTAATTTTGGATATCAGGGTAATGATAGTCTTAGGTATGATGTTGAATTCTATGGAAACAATATTGAGATCCGAGATAATAAGATAGGTAATGTAAGAACCCAGCCCCCGGATACTATTGAGCACACTGCTTTCTGGGGACAGGGTAGAGGTTATACGGTTGGTGGAGGTGGTACTTATGGTGAGGCACCTGCCAATTGGGGCTCTATACGTACTGTTACTTGCCAAGACTCAGAAGATATAAACCATGATGCAGATACTTCTGTAGGTCAATGGGGGTGGTCTAAGGGTATTCAAATAATAGGAAATACCATGATATCTTACTGGATTGGAGTGACTGTTGAGTTTACCCGTAATACTAGGTGGGGTACAGGCAACAGTAGCAACTTTACAATGAGAGATAATCACATCAGTACTATGCGACTGCTTAACATGAGTATGTCATCGGCTGATGCTGCAAATATAAATGCATATAATATTCGGCTTAATAACAATACATCATACGTAACTCCCCCTATGAAAAAGATTTCAAACCTATCTTATCAAGGTATTAATCTACTTACTGCATCTTATGCTAGGGGAATGTTTATTTACCCCTATGCTGGAAGAATATATGGGTTGCAAATACATGGCAACCACATGCAAGCCGGCGTTGATATTGGGTATGCATATTTACTCGGGACAAGTGGACACAACACAGGCAAACTTAACCGTATGTCATTTCAACATAATTACACTATAAACTTTAAATGGGGTATTTCCTTTTATGCGGCTGCTAATAACTCTGCTAGAAGCCAAATGTCATCCTCTAGGGTATGGAATAATGTATTCTACTCTCTTGGCTCTGGTGGTGCTTGGGTTTATAATTACTCTAAATTCCACGGACACAATAATAACTACGCCTTCAACATCGCTGCGTTTTAACGGAGGGTCTCTATGAATAAAAACAAACTAAACAAACTCAACGATCTGCTCTTGAGTTCTCTATTAGCAGATCTAGACGATCCTCAGAAATGTACTCCGGGTCTATATCAAGTTATCCGGGGGTATCTTAATGACAACGGAGAACTGTTGGAGGGTATTCCTAAGGAAGCCTTAGACTTCCTAGAAGATAGGTTATCCGACAGTATTCCATTTAGAAAGTTAGGAGCTTAATATGGCTAAAAAATTGCCCGGCTGGCTTGGTAAGTATCAAAAGGCGGTAGTCGGAAAAAATATCTATAAGAATAAAAAAACTAGACAACGAATTGGGGAGATGACGGGTATGGTTCCCCAAAAAAAGAGACCAACGGGTAGTGCTGCATTCCGGGGAATGCTCGCAACGGCATTTGGTTTATTCCACTTCCATTCCGGGAATGAAGACCAAGGAAGAAAGGCTTTGAAATTTGGGGGCTGGCGTAAGTATAAACCTAAGAAGACTAAACCAAAACCCAAAAAAGCTGGGGGCGGTGCCGTAGTATCTAGAAAGAAACCACCTAAGGGTGGAAAACCATATCGTAAAGGATATGCAAAAAAATAAGAAGGGAGCTTAATATGCCAAACAGTTCAGTAACAACATTTGCACCGGGGGTCTCGGACCCATACGGAACTTACATAGAGTTGATTAACAAACACCGCATGGAGAAAATGTACTCCAACCCAAAGAATGATTATTCTGTTCGTGGTGGTAGCGGAAATTCAGAGAAAGCTACAACAAATTCCAAGAAAGGATATTGATCATGGCTAAGAATGCTTTAGGTAAACGGGGAAAAGACACTAGACCAGCGTGGAAAAAGAAAAAAGATAGAAAGGCTGCCGCCGCGGAGAAGAAAGCTTCCACTAAGAAAATCGCGAAGGTCGGAAAAAGCATGGAGACAAGAGGAGGGACTGCCGCAAAACCAAGTAAATCGGTTAAGGGCGCAGTTAAAGCAACCTCTAGAGGAATGAACAAATATAGATTGACTGCGATGTTCAATCCTGCCACAAACCTTATATCAGGTGGCGCAGCTCTTATCGATTATTTAAGAAGGCCATAAACAACCAACAGAAAGGATATTGATCATGGGTAAGAAGAAAAAAGCACGAGTCTGGCAGAGAGAATTAGTTAAAAGAGCTGAGGATTACCGAAAAAAGCATGGTAGTGGTAGGAGTTTCCTGAGCCATGTCATGAGAAATTATCAAGATCAAAGTATTGCCCCTATGTCCGAGACCCCTATCAAGACGATGAAGGGGCTTGCCAAGGCCTTTGCCAAAACGAGGGACCGTGTGCTGAAGCATAAGAGAGCTCGCTGGGTAAATAGGCTTGCAAGCAATACTAAAAAGGGTGGTACGCCATTCCGTGATTTCTTTACACAATAATAACTAAGGAAGTAAAGTAATGAACATACCACAAGAAATGCTAGACGATTTTCGTAATCATCTCTGGGCCTGTTTTAAATATCTGGGGATAGGAGAACCTACTGCTGCACAGTATGCTATGGCTGATGCTTTGCAAAATGGTCCTGTCGATATGCAGTTACAAGCTGGGCGTGGTTTTGGAAAATCGGTTATTACTTCTTGTTTAGCCTCTTGGTTTCTTTTACAAGATCCTAATAAAACAATTATGGTTGTATCGGCTACCAGTAATAAGGCAGCAGAGTTTATCTCCATGACTAGGAAGATTATGGATCTGGTGCCTTACTGTGAACCGCTTAGACCCGGTGACCACACTACAGACAATGCTTTTGCATTTGATGTTGAGTGTCGTACAAAGATTGGACAAGACAAGTCTTGCTTTGCTCGTGGAATTTCTTCTCAGCTAACCGGTTCTCACGCAGACTTTGTAATTGCTGATGATGTTGAGATTGAGGGTAACTGCGAAACCGCAGCATCCCGAGAAAAGCTTATGAATAAGGTGGCTGAGTTTGAACAGATCAGGAATGTAGGGGGGCGTGTTCTCTTTCTAGGTACTCCCCAGATTAAGGATTCAATCTATAACCAACTTAAGACTGGTTATCCCGTAACAAAGTTTCCTGCAGTTATGCCTGATCTAGATAGCGTGGTTGAGGTTGAAGATGTTAATGAGTGGGTATTGCAATCAGGATTAGAGGCTGGCCAGCCAACCCAGCCTGAAAGATTTCCTATGGAAGTTTTGATGGAGCGTATGGCTAAGATTGGGCCTAAGTTATTTGCGTTGCATTATAAACTAGACACATCCTTAGCGGACTTTGAGAAGTTCCCGCTTAGATTATCAGATCTTATTGTTATAGATGTTCACCCAGATATGTGTCCAGAAAAAATTGTCTGGTCTAATTCTAAACCGATGAAAGGTATTCCTACCTTTGGTCTTACAGGAGATTTAATTTATGATCCCATGTGGATTTCTGAAAAGTTTGTTCCTTATGTTCAAAGGGTTATGTATATCGACCCTAGCGGGCGTGGAGAAGATGAGACAGCGGTGTGTGTTGCTTCTTTCGCGAATGGTTATGTCTATATTCATGAGTTAGTAGGATATCCCGGTGGATATGAGAAGGGTGTTCTTAAGAAAATTGCCCGGCTTGCTTATGAGTATGGTGTTAAGCTAGTTCGTGTTGAGAGTAACTTCGGAGATGCTATGTTCTGTCAGTTACTCGCACCAATCCTAACCGAGGTATGTGGTTCTATTGCCATCGAAGACTTTAGAGCAGTAGGTCGCAAGGAAGCTAGGATAATATCCCTTTTAGAACCTGTCATGACTCAGCACAGATTAGTCATAGACAAGAGAGCTATCTCTCAAGAAGAAACACAGAAACAGATAACTAGAATCTTTGATAAGAGAGGAGCCTTACCTAAGGATGACCGTATAGACTGCCTTGCAGCAACGGTAGGATACTGGGAGGATCTTCTTTCTACAGATGTAGAAGTAATAATTGAACACAACCGAGAAAAGATTCGTCAAGATATCGTCAAGACATGGTTGAATGATGATAGACGTATGGGAATGTGGTCTGAAAAGTTGTCGGGGGCGGTACATTTCCATAAAGAAAAAGAGCAGATTATAGACCCCAACCACGCAAAGTGGCAGGGTCGAAGGAACAAGGGTCGTAGCTGGTCCTGAGAAGCCGTAGGATCGCCTGTGTGGGCGTTTCGGCTGTACCCTTGGAGGTAGCACATCTTATTTTAGAATGCCTTAGACAGGCTGTGAGGAGGCTTATAATGCCACTGATATGGGGAATCCCAGTTATGGCTGGACTGCAGTTCATGCAGGCAGAGGCCGGAGCAAACGCATCAGCAGCCGAAGCTGCAGCCCAAAGGGCTAACTTTGAGGAAGCTGAATTCCAGAGGAGGTGGCAGAATCAAATAGAAAACCGAAACGTAGCTAAGCAAAACGCTATGAGATGGTTTAATAATAAGATGATTGCTGAGACTGCCAACAAAAGAAGAGCTGAAGAGGATTTCTATATTAGGTATAATTGGGATAACCAAGCTGGAGCCTATGGCAAACAACATAAGGCTGCTCAGGATGAGTTGTACTCTAGGTTGTCGGGTCAGGGTATTGATCCAAACTCTGGTACTGCTAGGGCTTTGCTGCGTCAACAAAACGAAGCTTCACAAGAAGCTATGAGTGGACTAAGGATTAATGTATCGAACCAGCTTATTGGATCTGAGCGAAAACAAGCCCAAGCTTTAGCAGGACGAGACTTTGGATATAACGAACATGTGCCGTTTATACCTGCACGATATGGTGGAC